GCCCTGCTTCCGTTCTTGTCTGTCCTTCCAGGCTTTTTTCGGGCTTTGTTTTCGCCTTAAAATTTCCGGCCAGATTTTCCGGGCCTCAAAGGCTGGATTTTTTTCTCCGGATTTTTTCGCGTAGATTTTTCCGGAGAAAATTTCCCGGCATTTTTCCTGGCCTGATTTTCGCGGCGGTATCTGGCTTCCTCTTTTTTCTCGATGTAATATTCATACGATTCCCGGTTCTCTGTGACAAGTTCTTTCACGTAGTTAAATTCCAGGAGCTCGTACATGGCGGCCTTGTGGATTCTGTGGCACTGGCTTTTTGACATCGGGATTCCCTCTGCGATCTCTCCCCATTCATGGCCATCGATGTGGCGGAGCTCGCAGATCTCGCGCTCCATAGATTCCTCCGGTAAAAAATTCAGGATCGTTGCCACGCTGACCATGGATTTATCGGCCTTGGCTTTCTGCTCGTAGATCCTGTCTTCAATGTCGGCCAGCTTCATAAGGATTCCGGCTGCGCCTTCGCTGTTGCCTCCACTTCTTGGCAGTGGATCGTATCCCTGCCCTCCGATCGGAGAGTCACGCTCAGCGTTGATCTCAAGAAGCCGGACCTCTAGCTGTTTTTTTCGGCGCTTCGCTCGGACATACTGGCCGAGCATCCATTCTAATACTGATCTATCGTTCTCCAATTCTTCGTTGATTTCCTGCATCGCATTTCTCTCCTTTTCTTTGATTTCCGAGCTTGTTACCGGGGAGATTCCCTGGCTTTTACGCGCTCGATGATTCTTAGCGTCTGCTTTGCCGACAGGTATCCTTGAATCGATCCATCGGCCCATATCTCCAATAAGTTCATAATGCTTCCGTAGCTGCACTGGTGCTCTATGACGGATATTTCCTTCGTTGGTTCCGGCAGCGGGACTGTGATCTGATATCCGTCGTATAAGTCGTGCTGCTCATGCTCGATCTTTCTCTCCTGGAGCATCTGCCCCAGGAGAATGATTTCACTGTATTTTTCCGACTTATTCATCGTCGTCGCTCTCGTTTCCGGTGTCGTCGCGGGGCTGCTGGTTGGCTGCATTTGCAAACATCGCCGCCAGGAGTGCGGCAGGATTGATTCCTTGTGCCTGCGGCTGCGCTTCTGTCTTTGGCTTCTGTGCTTCCAGCGTATTGGTGACTGCGAATGTTACGCCCATGGCTACCTGGGCTGCCAGGTCTGCGTTGTGCGTCTTGTTAAGCGCTCTCATGTACGCTTCCATGTATATGTCTGTGTATTCGTGAATTCTTGTGACGTCCATCTACTTTCCTCCTTCTTAAACTGCAAATATTGACCAGATCAGCATGATCGCTCCGCCGATCACGATGATTGGAACCATGGCTATCATTGCTAAGACTGTGATCAGCCCGATCGCCGTTGCGATGGCTTCTCCGACTCTAGTTTCGTCGCAGATCTCGATGCTTGGGCACATTCCGGTGCTCCAGTAGCATCTTCCGTCGCATCCGTACTTCTTGGCTCTTTCCTGCTGTTTCTTCAGTTCTCTACTCTGTCTGCTCATCCTCTGCCTCCTTCAGCTTCTGACCGCACCAGGGGCAGTATGGATAGATCTCTCTGCCTTTTCTGAACGGATTCACTATGGCACTCTGACCGCAGTTCGGGCATGCCAGCGTCTGGTCTCCGAAGCCGATCTCTTTGTTCTGCGGTGGCATGGCGATCTCTTTCTTATCCTCTACCCTGAAGCATTTCAGCTTTCTTCCGATGATGTTGTGGTTGAATTCCACGCCTACTCCGTCATCGTCGCTGTACCAGACTCCATGCAAGAATGGGATTCCAGCCCATTGTACGATTTTATCGCACATCACGATTCCGTATGCTTCTTCCTCCGGGCACCACACTGGCTGTCCTGGCATCTGTTTCAATTCTTCGATTGTTAGCTCTTTCATGGCTGCTCCTTCCTGAAAAGCTCAGCCAGGCGCTCCTTGATTCTGTTCCACACGACCGGCCCGATGCCCTTGACATCCTGCAGTGCTTTTTCCACGTCCTGAAGCTCTACTCCGGGCACGGATTCTTTTCCGTCTGCGTATCCGTTCTTGTAGACGTCGGTCAGAAAGTCCTCCATCTGCTGATGGTCGTATCGCTTGATGTCTTTGTATTTGGTGCGGTTGATCATGTATTTATCTTTGGCTCTTTTCATATTCTTCCACCTCTCTGATTGCTTCCTCTGGCCAGCAGACGAACGCTGCGGTTCCGCCTGCGGCCTGGATCATCCTGGCTGTCTGCTCCTGCAGCTTGGATCTGATTCCGACGACTGGACGCTTGACCTCAAATCCGAAGTAGTGACCATCCTTTATGAACATGACGTCCGGGATGCCTGCCTGGCTGTATGCTCCCTGGGAGATCTTGGCCACGAATGCATCCGGATATCGTTTCTTCAGAGCTTCCTTGATTTTCGTCTGATAGTATCCTTCCTTCTTGATCAGCTTCCGAAGCTCAGCCAGCGCCTGCTTCTTAGTGCTTATCTGCTTTCTTTCCATGAATGAACGCATGAATTCGTTTTCGTCGAAGTCCTTTTCGTATTTCTCTAGCACGCTTCTTTTCCTCCTTTTCGGCCATCATCTTTCTGATGGCCTCGATCTGCTCTCTGTCGTCTCTTTCTGTATTCATGGCTGCCCTCCTGTTAGATAGGCTCTGCCTCTGCGAATTCTTCCGGATCCTGCGCTGCCGGTTCCGTTCCGAGGTAGATGTCTTCCGGTTTCTTGTTTCCGGTGTTGGTCTCCAGGTAGCTTGTGGCCATCTGGTCTGCCATGTGCGTGAATAATACCAGCGGGTATTTCTCTGCGGCCTGGCAGTATGTCTGGATGATATTGGCTTCGCTCATTCCCATGTGCCATCTGATTGCGTATCGTTCCTCCATGGTCAGGTGGATAAACTCTGATGCCATCATGACTGATTTTTCTCCGTGGCCGTATGGGTTTCTGTCGTTGACCGCGTATACCGGGTACTGCTCCCACTTGTTATTGGCATCCTTGCGCCAGCGCATCTCTGTGGCGTAAAAGTTCACCTTGCAGAGGTCATGGAGCAGTGCCACGATGATGATGGATTCCTGCGGGATGGAGTCTAATCTCATGCCTGCAGTCTGAAATTCCTGAACATCTCCGGTCGTGGTTCCGAGGCCAGCCAGGCAGTCGTAAACATTGAGCGAATGCTGCAGTAGTCCTCCTTCGTAGCTGGAGTGGAATCTGGTTGACGCCGGTGCCGTGAAGAAGTCGGTCTTCTCCAGGAAGTCGATGAGCTTCTCGATTCCTTCTCTCTTGGTGCTTCTTAATAATTCGATAAATCTTTCCTTGTTGGTCATCTGAATATTTCCTCCGTTTCTTTGTCTTTGAATGTGATCCTGTTCTCGATCGTCAGTCCGTATGCTCCAGCGATCGCTCTGATTGCTTTCATGGCTGCTCTGATGTCATACTCCCTGGTTGCCCGCTTCTTTGCTTTCGCAGCTTCCTTTTCTTCCCTGGATACGATTCCTACTGCCTGGTTGGCTGTCGGATCCGGATATCCTTCCGGGTTGTTTCCCTGGTAGTTCATTCCTGCCTCACCTCTTTCAAATATTTTTTGAATCTCTCCGTGTCTTCCTTATGCTGCACATCGATTTCTGCCTGGGTGGGTGGCATCATCAAAGTGAACGATGGCTCTGAAAAGGAAACCCACACGCCCGCTTCCGGGTGCCATGTCATGCCTGGCAGCAGGTCGCTTGTCACTTTTCCGTCCGGTTCCTGGTGGATGTGCTCCAGCCAGTACGGTGCGTATGCTTCATACTTGACTCGGTCTGTGTAATATCCGCAGGCCAGGTTCTCTGCTTTTGCCAGATTGAATTCTTCAAATACTGCATGCGTGACTTCCTTCTGGTGTCCTGCTGCCTTTTCCTCATCGATAATTTTCTGAATCTGATCGACCATGCTTTGGGCTTTCGCTCCGGTTAAATCTGGACCGGTTTTCAAAATTCCGAGCATGATGAGGTGTTTCACGTAAATTTCAAATTGTGCACGGATTTCCTCTTTCAATTTTGCATAAGGCTTTTTGTATTTGGTCTTCAGGAGTTCCAGTGGCACGTTTTCCCTGTTTTTACGCAGGGTTGCGATGTCCTGGTCTAGTTTTTTGAGGTCTAATTCCACCGTTCCCACTCCTTCCTGTTCCCACTTCTGCATTTTGTGAGTGGGAACGCGACAAACCCTTATTTTACGCGGGTTGCGCTGGGTGTTCCCACTGTTCCCACTTTTTTGAAATACACACCATGTTTTTATAGAATTTTGCATGTGATGCATGAAATTCGTGCATCGTGTGTAAAATTTTCCACGAAACAATAAATAAGTGGGAATTAGTGGGAACAGTGGGAACATATCTATTAAAAGCCGCGCGGTTGCTGGGTTTCTTGCGTTCCCACTCGCGTTCCCACTTTTTTGAGTGGGAACATTTTCAGGCGATTTTGCACCTGTTATTTGAATGGCAGTTCTTCTTCCATGCCTTCCGGTATGCTCATGAATCCGTCTGAATCCGTGAATGATTCCTGCTCGTATTTGTCAGCTTCAGATTCGATGTCGTCATCCTTTTCGCTGAACTGTCCGATCTTGAATTCCACGAACCTGCAGCTTCTTCCGTCAAATCGTCGCTTTACTGAGTATCGCTGCTTCGAGTCGGATCCCTCGCTTGCCGTGGCGATCAGTCCGTTGTCTGCCATGTATTTGAGCGTCTTCCTTGGACTGTATCCTGCCTTGGTCAGCGCCTGGTTCAGTGTTGATGGGAAGATGTACGCCACGTTTCCGGATTCACTCATTGTGCCGAGGCATGTTCCGATGGCCTTCTCTCCGAAGTATGCCTTGTTGGAGATTACCCAGTCGGTGATAAACTGCACGGCGTTTTCGTTTACGTCTCCGGATGCTGCTGCGATCTGCTCCTGAAGGATGGACGCTGCCATCCTCTTGGCTCTGTCCCAGGATTCCTGGTTGATTGTTATCTGTTTTTCATCGTTTTTCCCTTCTTCCTTTTTCGGATCCACTTCGGGCTCCGGTGCGTCCTGGCTATCAAAGAACCATGTATCTATCATGGCATCGGCCAGAGCGACCGCACTGATTCCGGCCACATGGCTTCCGCTCTTTCCTTTTGCTATGCTCATTACGTAGTGCAGCATCTCATCGTATTTGTCGCAGATGCTTTTCTCTGAAACCTTCAGGACGTGTTCGATGAATTCCGGGCCCGCCCATCCGAAGTTCTGCGTTGATTCCTGGTGCATGAGGCTGGCCTGTTCTTCTGTCTCGAATGGTCCGCCGTAGATTTCC